CGGCTGAACGACCAAGGCTACCTGGCCGTTGTGTGTCAGGGGCATTTCGACGCCATGGAGTGCCTGAGGGCGTACCTGGCCCTGCCAAAAACGGAGGTTGCAGCATGACCAATACCGCCGCTGTCAAAATCAGTGATGCAGAGATTCGCCGGCAGGCCGCCGGCCAGGTGCGCGACCTGCGCGCCTTGGGCAACCATGGCCTGTATTTCCGCTTTCACCGCTCCCGCGAGCGCGGATCGTGGTACCTGGTGCACAAGGGCAAGTGGAACCTGATCGGCTCATACCCTGAGCTGAGCGCTGCCAAGGTGGCTGCTGCACTGCCGGATATCCGGCTGCGTCTGGAAGCGGGGGAGGGATCGAGCCTGTCGAGCTGGGTGCTCACCGGCGAGCTGCTGGCCTGGTTCGCTGAGCGCATGTCCCGCGACCGCAGCCTTTCGGCCAAGCGCAAGAGCACGGCGGCGTCGGCTATCAAGCAGCACCTGACGCCGCGCCTGGGCGAAACGCCACTGGCCCAGATCGACAAAGCGCTGCTCGACCGCGAGCTGATGTGGCCGCTGCAAGAGTCGCTTTCGATCGACTACGTGCGCCTGGTCTTTCAGTTGCTCGCGTTGGCCTTCCGGCAGGCCGCCAAACTCGGCCTGATCAGCACCAACCCTATGGCCGGCATCCGCTTCCGTGATTTCTCCAAGGCCAAGGTCACGGTCAAGCCGTCGAGGCTGCGTGGCGTGCACCTCGAAGACCTGATGGCGCGCATGAAAAGCACCCTGGCCCACAACCCGCAGCATGGCCTGCTGGCCCTGATGATGCTGTGCCACGGCACCCGGCTGGGCGAAACCCGCATGGCCCGCTGGAGCCACATCAGCCTGGCCGAACGGGAGTGGTTCATTCCCGCCGAGCACACCAAGACCGGCGTGCAGCACCGCCTGCCGCTGACCGACCAGGTGCGCTTCCTGCTGATGGCCTGCCGCGAGATCCAGCTCAAGCAGGGTTACGAGGGCGAGTTCCTGTTCCCGGGGCGGCAGGGCAAGCCCATGAGCGAATCGAAGGCCTCTACGGTGTTCTCGGTCATGGGGCAGGGCGAGTGGACCAGCCACGACCTACGCAAGCTGGCCCGTACCGGTTGGGCTGACCTCGGTGTTGACCACCTGGTGGGTGAGCTGCTGATCAACCACGCCATGGGCCACAACGTGAAGGTGTACATCCAGTCCGACGTCATGGCCCGCAAGCGCGAGGCGCTGGAGAAGTGGCACGCACACCTTGATCAGAAGGGTTTCGCCTCGGTTCACGGCTTGACCGGTGATAGATCAACGGATTCATGGATTCTCTGCGAGGTCGCAGGGCGCGCGGGCTTCGACGGCCTTCCGGTATCCACCATAAGCGAGGATTCGAAATGAAGAATGACGACAAGATCCGCGCCGAGTTCGAGCGCCACTTCCCGGTCCCGGATGGCATCAAATGGGACCCGGCAGTTGGCGATTACGTCGTCACTTGCAAGGGCTGCTGGATGGCTGCGGAGGAAGTGGCCTTCCAGGCTCGCCGGGAAGGCTGGTGGGCATCCCGTGAAGCGCTTCGCGTGACCAACCCATTCCCCGTGTCCATGGGCGACCCTGATGGGGATTGGGCGCGAGAGCTGGCTGAAAAGTCGCTGCGGGCCCAAGGGCTGAAGGTGGTCGATTGATGAAGAAGCACGGCCCGGCCTTCAGGAAGGCTGTGATCGAGCTGGGCAAGTGCCCTTTGTGCCGTGGGAGAGCGGTCACGATGGGCACGTTTTACGAGCTGCCATGCGACCACTGCAATGCCTCGGGGTTTGTGGTGGCTGCAACAGGCGAAGCCCTGGCCCTGGATGAGCTGGTTACCCAGCTCAGCATGGCCCTATGGGCTGCGCACCGGCAGATCGATCAGTTGAAGAACCCTCGGGCCACCGGTCCGGGTGCGCAGTATCAGGAAGGCAACCGGCTCGGCGCCGGGGGCAGCAACTACACCGGGGATTGAGGGGGAAGGACATGATTTATAGCAGTGTACTCGCGGCGGTCGTATCGGCCCTGGCTGCGGAAGCGATCGACAACACCAGCAAGCAGGCATGGCAGAAGCTCTACGAGCCAGGCAGCGAGGATGGCCACGACATGGCTACCCTGAGCCGCTCGGTAGAGCGCGGCGAGATCAGCCGCATGGATGCTGACTGCTGGGTCTTTGCGCGTCTTCACAGCCAGTTGAAGCCGCGCCATTGGGATGTGCTGGTGGCCAGGTTCAGCACACATAAGGGCCGGAAGGTTCAGTCGATTAGCCGCTTGATTCCGATGGTTGCATCCCATGCGCCAAAGCTGTTTATCACTAGCGCTGTGACGGCCTGGGCTATTCCCAAAATGAAGGGTGCCGAAGGGAGGCGGTCGAGCGACATGATCGTACTGCCTGCACAGTTCTACGACGTCAACCGGTGGGACCCCGATGCTCGGCCTGAGCGTACTCGCCGCCGCTGGAGGAAGGGTATCGAAGACGTTTTAGGGCAGATGGCCGAAGAGGCTCTGGAGGCGGCGGGAGAGATCCTGAGTTACGAAGGCCTTTCGATGGAAAATGCCGCTTGACATCAAATGGCCGCATGGCCGATTATTTCCCCATCCTGTCATTCCTGCGCGTGTTGAGGAGTGGCTGTCCAATCAAGCCCAGCCAACCGTTGGGCTTTTTACTTTCTGGTGGGGGCTTATGAGCTGGGACGTTCTTGTTGCTGCAATTAAACAGAAAGAAGCTCTTCACCCAGACGAGAAGGTTGCTCGAGTTACCCTCAGCGAAGAGTTTTTTGAGCGCATTAAGCTCGATAAGAACGCGGTGATCGGCTCAGCAGCTATCTCGCCTACCGAGGTCGAGCTTCATCTGCTGGGGTATCCCTTGTCGATTCAGGACATGCAACCAGATTTTCTGATCAGCATGTCCCCTCGCTGATTGTTATTTATTTACATCTAGGGCCCCGGCATTTGCTGGGGCTTTTCGTTTATGCAGATGAATGCCATGGCTGAATGGCAGATTGCGGCGCTCGCTCCCACTAGGCCCGCTGAAATAGAACGAGAGGGAGTAAGCCGGGTACGCACCGGCCATCTGCACCAACTACAAGGCTCACCGATCTGGTGGGCCTTTTTCGTTTTCGGCTCCACCACACCCATCGCCCCGAGCTGGGAGTGCTGTTGAGGCCGAACCTACTCCGCTCCCCAAAAGGGAGGAACTGAGATGCCGAACATGCCCGAGAAGGATCCTGGCCTGTGGGCCGCTGTGCTCGCTTGGGTGCTGGCTCACCAGCCTCAGCTGTATGCCGCCGGCCTGTCTGTCGCGATCGCTGCCCTTCGGGTGGTGTACGGCGGCGGCACTCGCCGGCAGATGGTCTTGGAGGGCGCGCTCTGCGGCCTCATTACCCTGGCTCTGGTGCCGCTACTCGAATGGATGGGGCTGCCTCAGGGCATGGCCACCTTCGCTGGTGGTGCTGTCGGCTTCATGGGTGTGGAGAAGCTTCGCGGCTATTCCGACCTGTTCTTGTCTCGTAAGGCGCAGGGGTGATCAATGAATCGAAACCAGATTGCCACCGCCTACAGCCTGTTCTCTAAGCGTGACCAAGTGCAACGGCGACTGGATACGGTGCTGAGTGGATCCGGGGTTGCATTGATGTTGACCGGTGATTATCAGGAGCCGGCTGTGCTGGCTGCTGTTGTTGATCCACTTGCAGATCACTTCAGGAAAGAGCTCGAGCACATTGATGCTCAGCTCAAGTTGATGGGCTGGAGCGGCGAGTAACTCTGTCGCGCCCAAACCTAGATGCGCCGTTTCACGGCGCGCCCACATGAGGATTCACCATGGACAACCAGCACAAGAAGATCACCGGCTACCGCGACCTCTCCCATAGCGAGATCGACGGCATGAACTCGATCAAGGCCCTGGAAGCGGATGCCGGCGAGCTGTTCAAGCAGATCGGCCAGATTGACGGGGTTGATCAGCGCACCTTAGCTCTGGCCAAAACCAACCTGCAGCAGGGTTTTATGTGGTTCGTGCGTTCGATCGCCAAGCCCGCTGATCCTTTCAGCTGATGGCCAAGGCGCCTTACACGCCTTGCAAGCTTTACCTGGATGGCGCCGAGGGCATCGCAGTTGGCGATTTCATCACCACCGCAGCCGGATCTGCATACCTGGTGCAGGCGCTTCGAGTAAGCCGAGCTAGGCCTGAGCGAAAGCACATGCACTGCCTACGCTGGCCGATTGCCGAGGTGCCGGCGGATGCCCGGTGCTTCCAATTGACCTGGTACAAGAGATAGGGAGCGTGAGCCATGGCTCGCATGACTGCGACAATCGTCTACCAACAGAGCTGGCGGCTCAAGTACTACCTGGCCGGCGTCCTGGCTATCAGCCACATCTCCGGACGCGAGCCGGACCTTGGCCGTGTATTCCGGTGGATGGAGCGCGGCATCAGGGTCGAGGTGCGCTGATGGCCAGGCTCAGGACACTGGGGCCGCGCATCAAGGAAAGCGCAGGCTCGCGGGTCAAGGTGGTCACACCAGGCAGTTGGCGAAGCGGCATGACCAGCTCCCAGCGTGGCTACGACTATCGATGGCAGAAGGCGCGAGAGCAGTATTTGCGTGACAACCCGCTATGCATCTACTGCGAGCGGAACGGCCGTACAACTGCCGCCAGGATTGTCGACCACATCGTTGCTCACCGTGGCGACATGGCCCTCTTCTGGGACCAGGCCAACTGGCAGAGTCTCTGCAAGCCTTGCCACGACTCCGTCAAGCAGGCCGAGGAGGCGGCGGGGCTGGGTGGCTGACACGTCAGCGGATCGCCGAAACCCAGCCCGGAGAGCTAGAGGCACGCCAGTGACGTGCCTCTAAAGGGGTAGGGGGGCGAAAGCTAGGGATTCTCATCTAGCTAGACCGCCACCGACCCCACGTACACATTTTTTCCCGTTTCAGGAAAAGTTAACCATGGCTTTAACCGACAAGAAGCGGCGGTTTGTTGACGCTTTGCTGTTGGGGGCCACAAATCGTGAGGCGGCGATTGCTGCCGGATATTCGGAGAAGACCGCGTCGCAAGCGGGCTCCAAGTTAGCCAAGGACCCCGACGTGCTCGCAGAGGTCGGGCGACGCCTGAAGCAAAAGCAGGCAACCAGCACCGAAGTTAAACCTGCGCGAAAAGTTAAAGCTGAACAGCCGGAATTTGAGCAGCCCGGCGAGGTATCTCTCACAGAGACCGACGACCCGCGAGCCTTCCTTACTGAGCTGATGAACGCCGAAGGCGCCGACATGCGTATGCGACTGGAAGCGGCCAAGACGCTGATGCCTTATGTGCACGGCAAGGTCGCTGACCAGGGCAAGAAAGAGCAGAAGGCCGAGGCCGCCAAACAGGTCGGTAAAGGCAAGTACTCCCAAGGCAAGCCACCCCTCTCCGTAGTGAAGAATTGACCTATGCAATGGACAACGGCCTGCCCGGATTGGTGGAGGTGCCTGGCTGCGGGCGAATCAATCATCCCTGAGCCGCTGTTTCCAGACGAAGCTGAAGCCGGCCTCGATGTGTTCAAGGGGCTGAAGATCGTCGATGCCCCGGGCAGCCCCACCATTGAAGCCGCTTGCGCACCCTGGGTCTTGGCGTTTGCCGGGGCCATCTTCGGCAGCTACAACAGCGAGACCGGCGAACGTCTGATTCGGGAGGTGATGCTCTGCATCCCGAAAAAAAACAGTAAATCCACGATTGCAGCAGGGATCATGCTGACAGCACTGATCCGCAACTGGCGCCTTTCAGCTGAGTTCATCATTCTGGCGCCGACTAAGGAGATTGCCGACAACTCGTTCATCCCGGCCAAGGACATGGTCAACAATGACGACGAGCTGAAAGCGCTGCTGCATGTCCAGCCGCACCTGCGGCTGATCACTCATCGTGAGACCGGCGCCACCTTGAAGGTAGTGGCTGCGGATAGCGACGTGGTTGGCGGCAAGAAGGCGGTCGGCGTCCTCATCGATGAGGCTTGGCTATTCGGCAAGAACCCCAAAGCCGCTGACATGATCCGGGAGGCTACTGGTGGTCTGCTGTCGCGACCTGAAGGCTTCATCATCTGGCTGACGACCCAGTCAAACGAGCCACCGGCTGGTGTGTTCCGCTCCAAGCTCAACTACGCTCGCGGCGTGCGTGATGGCCGGATCGACGACAACCGTTTCCTGCCGATCATCTATGAGTTCTCTCAAGAGATGATCAAGAGCGGCGAGGCGAGGAAGCCTGAGAACTTCCACCTGGTCAATCCCAACATCGACTACTCGGTTGACCGACCTACGCTTGAGCGCCTGTTTATGCAGGCTGAACTGGACGGCGAGGCTGAGCTACGCGGCTTCCTGGCCAAGCACCTCAACATCGAAATCGGCCTCGCACTGATGTCCGACGCCTGGGTCGGCGCGGAGTTCTGGGAGCCCCAAAGTACAAGCTGGCTCAGCCTTGATGAAATCCTCACGCGATGCGAGGTAATCGATGTTGGCGGCGACGGTGGCGGTTTGGATGACTTGCTCGGTCTTGCAGTGATTGGGCGGGAGTCTGGTACCCGAAGATGGTTCCACTGGGCTCACGCCTGGGCCCACCCCTCCGTCCTAGAACGGCGCAAATCTGAGGCACCGCGCCTCCGGGACTTGGAAAAAGCCGGTGACCTGACGATTGTCGAGCGTATCGGTGATGACGTGGAGCAGTTCGCAGCCATTGTTGCCCGCGTCAATGCAACTGGATTGCTGGATAAGGTGGGGCTCGACCCGGCAGGGATCGGCGCAGTTCTTGATGCCCTGGCCGACGCAGACGTTGAAGAAGACAAGATCGTCGGTATTTCCCAGGGCTGGAAGCTTACCGGTGCAATCAAGACCACTGAGCGGAAGCTCGCCGAGGGCACCTTGTTGCACTGCGGCCAGCCGCTGATGGCTTGGTCATGCGGCAACGCCAAAGGGGTGCCCTCGGCGAACGCCTTCCTGATCACCAAGCAGGCCTCGGGCACGGCAAAGATCGACCCGCTGATGGCTACATTCAACGCCGTTTCTCTGATCAGCCTCAATCCTGAGGGGCGCGGGGGAATGGACAACTTTATGGCTGGCATTCGGGACCCACTGATCGCATGAACGCATTTCATATTTTCATCGCCTGCGCAGTGGTCGCTTTCTGCTTGGCATGCAGCGGGGTCTGGATGCTGGCTGGTACCGGCTGGGCTTTGCTGGCCGGATCGCTGAGCTTCTTCTGCATCGCTGGCTTCATCCGCAGAGGGCTTGTCAGTGATTAAAACCCTATCCCAGGCTTTAGGCGCTGCTGCCACCAAGCCCTCAGCCAGTATGAGCGAATGGCTGGGCAAGACCATCAAGCTGTCGGATGGCGGTTTCTGGAGTCCCTTTAATGGCGCCCAGTCCAGTAGTGGTAAGTCAGTCAGCGTCGACAAGGCCATGCGCTTGTCCACCGTGTGGGCATGCGTCCGTATCATCTCGACCTCGGTAGCCGGCTTGCCGCTGAGCATCTACCGGCGGATGCCCGATGGTAGCCGAGAGAGTGCCCGTGATTTCCCGCTGTACGACGTTGTGCACAACAGCCCCAACGAAGACATGGCTGCCTTTCATTTCTGGCAGGCAGTCGTCGCCTCGATGCTGCTGTGGGGCAACGCCTACTGCGAGATCCATCGCTCCGCTGGGCGCGTCATTGCCCTGGACTTCCTGATGCCGTCGAGAGTCGACCTTGAGTTCGACGACGATGGACGACTCAGGTATTTCTTCAGGCCCCGAAAGGGAGCGCGCCGAGAGATCCAGCGGCAGGACATGCTTCACATCCCAGCCTTCACCCTGGATGGCCGAGTTGGCCTTTCTGCTATTCGGTACGGCGCGGATGTGTTCGGTTCTGCGATGTCTGCAGATGATGCCGCCAATAGCACATTCCGCAACGGCATGATGCCCACAGTCGCTTTTTCGGTCGACAAGACGCTTAACCCGGCTCAGCGCGTCGAGTTTCGTGAGTACGTTAAGACAATCTCCGGGGCATTGAATGCCGGCAAGAGCCCAGTACTTGAGCAGGGCGTGAAGCCGGAGATGATCGGGATCAACCCTGCCGATGCGCAGTTGCTGGAGTCGAGAGGGCATAGCATCGAGGAAATTTGCCGATGGTTCGGCGTTCCGCCCTGGATGGTGATGAAGACCGACAAGGGCAGCAACTGGGGGACCGGCCTGGAGCAACAGCAGATCGCGTTTCTTACGTACTGCATCATGTCCTTCACCGCGCCGATCGAGCAGTGCGTGAACAAGTGGTGCATGACGGCGGTTGACCGGATCAAATTCTACGCCGAGTACTCACTTGAAGCGTTCCTGCGTGCGGACAGCGCCGGTCGGGCAGCCTATCTCAGCACGATGGGCCAGAACGGCTACCTGACCCGAAACGAAGGGCGGCGGAAAGAGAACCTTCCAAGCATGCCAGGTGGCGACGTGCTGACCGTGCAATCGAATCTGGTGCCGCTGGACCAGCTGGGTAAGCAAGAAGATGGGCAGGCCGCAAGGGCCGCTCTGATGAACTGGCTCCAACAGCCCGAAAAGTAAATCACGGGAGTAATCCATGAAGCACAAGATCCAGTCTCGCGGCCTGCGCAGCGAGATGAGCCCGCGCGCGCTCGACAAATGGAATCCCGCGATCCAGGCGGCCGTCGAGAACACCTCAGACACCATCACCGTGTACGGCGTGATCGGCGAAGACTGGTATGGCGAGGGCGTCACGCTGAAACGAATCGACGCCGCCTTGCGGGCGATCGGCGAGCGTGATGTCACCGTTTACATCAACTCGCCAGGCGGTGACATGTTCGAAGGCATTGCCATTTACAACCGCCTTCAAGAACACAGCCACGAGGTCACCACCAAGGTGCTCGGCATGGCGGCGAGCGCTGCTTCGATTGTCTTCCTCGCGGGGAAGAAGCGAGAGGTGGCCAGCAGCGCCTTCCTCATGATCCACAACTGCTGGACCTGGCTCGCCGGCAATCGCAACTACCTCCGTGATATCGCCGACGATATGCAGGAGTTCGATGCCGCGATGGCTGACCTCTACGCCGAGACGAGTGGGCAGTCGGCGGAGGACATGGCCGAGCTGATGGACGACGAAACCTATATCCGTGGTAAGCGCGCCGTGGAGCTTGGCCTGGCGACTGGGGTGTTGTCTTCCAGCGAAGTTACCGAACGCGAAACCGAGGACGCGGCCCAGAACAATGCGCTCAAGGCCATGGATGTCGCTCTGGCCAAGGGGGGGATGCCTCGATCCGAGCGCCGCGAACTGTTCGCCAATTTCAAGTCCGGCATGCCTCGCGCTCCCGGCGGGGGCACGCATAACGCTGCCTCGACCGATAAGCCCAGCGCTGTCGCGCCAGACCTCTCCGCCTCTCTGAGCGCGGCAACCAATCTCCTCAATTCTCTGAAAGGAAAGTGACCATGGACTTTGAAGCCCAAGTCAAGGAACTCAACGCCAGCCTCAAGGGCATTGGCGATCAGATCAAAAGCCAGGCCGAGGCGACCGAGAAGCAAATCAAGGCTTCCGGTGAAATGAATACCGAAACGCGTGCCAAGGTCGATGAACTGCTGACCAAGCAGGGCGAGCTTCAGGCGCGCCTGGGCGAGGCAGAGCAGAAACTGGTGAATGCAAGCCGGGATCGGAGCCATCAGGAAGAGCCGCAGAAATCGGTAGGCGCTCTCGTGATCGAGAGCGAAGAAATGAAGGACATGAACTCGTCCTTCCGTGGTTCCCGCCGTGTCTCCGTGCCGCGCGCGGCCATCACTACCGCAACCGGCGGTGACCTGGTGCAGACTCAGCGCTTGCCAGGGATCATTGCCCCGCCTCAGCGCCGACTGACCGTCCGCGACCTGGTCGCGCCAGGTACCACCGAATCGAACTCCATCGAGTACGTCCGTGAAACCGGTTTCGTCAATAACGCCCGCACTGTGGCGGAGAACACTGCCAAGCCGTACTCCGACCTGACCTTCGGCCTGGCCACGGCGAACGTGCGGACCATCGCCCATTTATTCAAAGCCAGCCGCCAGATGCTGGACGACGCCAAGGCACTGCAGAGCTATATCGACGGTCGTGCACGCTACGGCCTCACCATGGCGGAAGAAGCTCAATTGCTTTACGGCAACGGCACTGGCGTGAACCTGCAGGGCCTCATGACCGTTGCTCAACTGTACGCCGCCCCGGCTGGTGTAGCTGTAGTGGGCGAGCAGCGCATTGACCGCCTGCGCCTGGCGCTGCTGCAGGCCGAACTGGCCGAGTTCCCATCCGACGGCATCGTGCTCAACCCGATCGATTGGGCGGCCATTGAGCTGACTAAGGACGGCGAGGGGCGCTACATCATCGGCCAGCCTCAGGAAGGCACCAACGCGAAACTCTGGAATCGCCCTGTGGTTTCTACCCAGGCCATGACACAGAACGACTTCCTCGTCGGTGCGTTCAAGCTCGGCGCCCAGATCTTCGACCGCATGGAAATCGAAGTGCTGATCTCGACCGAGAACGGTGATGACTTCGAGAAAAACATGGCAACGATTCGCGCTGAAGAGCGCCTGGCCTTTGCCATCTATCGCGACGAAGCGTTTGTCACTGGCCCGCTGGTCACGCCTTAACCCTTCCGCAACGCGGCGCCAGAAATGGCGCCCCAATGGAGTAATCCAATGGCACGTAAACAGGAAACACCAGCATCCACGACTGATGCGAAGGATCCAGTCTCGACCGTTGATACCAGCAGCGGCCCGTCTGGGGCTGCCGGTTCGCCTCTTTCGCCTGGCGGTGCGATCGGTCCAGCTAGCGGTGACCCTGGCAATTCGGGTGTCCCCGTAGTTGCTCCAGGCCAAGCGGAAGGCTCAAACCAGGTGCTGCCAGAAGCGCAAATGGCTGCTGGCACTGGGTCGGATGTCGTCACGGGCGGTCAGGGTGCCAGCGCTGGCATCGCCGCAGCTGACGCTGCGGCATCCGAAGACGCCAACCAGGCCGCATCATCCTTGGTCGACAGCAGCACCGGCGCTGATTCATTGGCACCAGAGGATCAGGTGAAGCTCAATCCTGCGACTCTTCAGATCTATCCGCTGCGGTCATACATGGATGAAGGCGAGCTTCGCCGTCGCGGCGGCCCGGCGTATACAGTGCCGCGCCGGCACGCTGAAGAGCTGGTGCAGCGGAATCTGGCATCCCTCGAATCACTGAAGGAGTGAGGGTATGTCGGTCATCAGTTTGACCATTGCCCGTCATCACCTGCGGGACCCCGACGACGATGACGATTACCTGGAGCTCCTGATCGAGGCGGCCGAAGGGCAGGCGATGGACTATCTGAACCGTCGTTTCTATGCGGACCAGCAGGCGCTGGATGAGGCTGTCGCCGCCGGGGATGCCGGCGAGTCTCCAATGGTCTGCAACAAGCAGATCAAGGCCGCTTCGTTGCTGATCCTTGGCCACCTTTACGCCAACCGTGAGGATGTTGTGACCGGGACCATTGCCACTGAGATGCCGAAGGGCTCCGAGGCACTCCTGACCCCGCATCGTATCGGGTGGGGCGTATGAGGGCCGGCCCGCTACGTCACCTGTTCGAGGTGACCCACCGACATGAGGAGCGCAATAAGTCTGGGGGAGCAACAGTGACGTGGCGTCCTGCAGTTCACCCTGAAATGTGGGGCGAAGTCCGCACCCCTACTGGGCGCGTAACAGCAGTTGCTGAAAAGCTGAGTGCTGTTGTCACGGCCGAGATTATCGGTAGGCCGCGCTCAGACATCATTGCCGGGTCGCGTCTGACGCGCCGTGGGGTCACTTACCAAGTCGAGGCAGTTTTGCCGGACAACGAGAACACCCTGATGAGGCTGCTCTGCTCATCGGTACCGAATCCATGAGGTGAACCATGAAAATCCGAGCACTGGGCCCGCTGACGGGCGCATCTGGCGAACGAGAGAAGGGCGAAGAGTTCGAAGTCGCCAAGGAGTACGGCGAGGGGCTGATTGCTCGCGGCTACGCCGAGGCGGTGGACGAGAAGGCCGCCAAGCCAGCGAAGGCCGACCAGGCCAAGGAGTAAGCCATGGCCCGCCGGTCAAGCATTCGCGGCGATATCCGGCTACGCCGCACGCTACGTAATATCCACCGGACGATGGACAACGAACTGCAGCCCGCAATGCTGGAGGCGGCTAACCGCATCCTGGAGACCCAGCGGCAGTTGATGCCCAAGGATACCGGCGCCGCCGCTGCAGCCTTGCGGCTGTACGTCTCGCCCAGTGGCCTGGACGCTCAGATCGGGATCCGCGGCAAGCGCGACAACCGGCGGTTCTTCTACCTGCGGTTCATTGAGTACGGGACCAAGGGTTACCTTGGAGGAAAGCGCGCTGGCAACCGCAACCGAAAGCCCTCTAACAAGAGCGACGGCACGCACTTCTTCGGGAAGTATCCCGCCATGCCGGCCAGGCCTGCCCACCCGTGGCTCCGGCCGTCGATGCAGGTCAACCGGGAGTACGTTATGGCAGACATCGAAGCTGCGGTGCGTCGAACGCTGCGAAAGGCAAGCCAAGGGGTAGGCAATGGCTGATCCATCACTGGCCTTGCAGGAAGCGATCTTTGCCAGGCTCACGGCCGAGGTCAGCTGCCCTATC